AGTTGCTGGTGGTGCATCAGGTGGAGCACACTATGGTGGTGGTGGAGGTGGTGCAGGAGGTTATCGTGCATCAGGATATGGACCAAGTCCATTACAAGGAACAGCACAAAGTTTAAATTTAGGAACACACGCAGTAACAGTTGGAGCAGGTGGTGCAGCAAAAGCAGGATGTGCAAGTCCAAAAATAGGTAATGTAGGAACAAATTCAGTATTTAGTACAATAACATCATCAGGTGGTGGTTATGGAGGAGCTACTCCAAACACTGCTGGAGGTCCAGGAGGATCAGGTGGTGGAGGTGGTGATAGAAACAATTCTGCAGGAGGTGCAGGTAATGCAGGAGGATTTACAATACCAGAAGGTAATACTGGTGGTAACGCTAAAACACCTGGCCCAGGCGTAGCATCTGGTGGTGGAGGTGGTGGAGCAACCGCTGTTGGAGCACAAGGAACAGGAAATCCAGGTTCAGGACCTCAATGTGGTGGTAATGGTGGAGCAGGAGCACCAAATGCAATTACAGGAACAGATACATCATACGCTGGTGGTGGAGGTGGTGGAGTCGAATGTGGTTCAGGTACAGGTGGTACTGGTGGAGCAGGTGGTGGTGGAGCTGGAGGTTCAAACGCAGCTGGAAATGCTGGTACAGTCAACACAGGTGGTGGAGGTGGTGGAGCAGGTTCTGGACCAAATCCAACTACAGCTTCAGGAGCAGGTGGAGCAGGTATTGTGGTCGTAAGATCAGCAGGAATACCAAAAGGAATTTTATTAACAACAGACAGTGCACCAAATGCACCAGTAACATCTAGTGATGGTATAAATCAAATTGCAACTTTTAATGCATCAGCTAATTTAACTATTGGTGATAGTGGTGGTGGCTCAGAATTTGATTATTTAGTTATTGCTGGTGGTGGAGCTGGTGGTGGATATAACGGTTCAGGAACTGCCGGAGGAGGAGGTGGTGGAGCTGGAGGTATGAGATCTTCATTTCCTGGCGGACAAAAAATTATTTTAAATCCAGGGTCTAATGCAGTTACAATTGGAGCTGGTGGAACAGCTGCTTCACAAGATAGAGGTGGTAGTGGTACTGATTCAAGAATAGGCTATATTACAGCAACTGGTGGTGGAGGTGGTGGATTAAATTTAGGAACTCCTGCATTAACTTATTTAGGAAAATCCGGAGGATCTGGAGGAGGTACTGGAGTTAGTGCATCTCCTAATTTCTTTACGTCTCCTGGTGGTGTTGGTAATACACCAACATTAAGTTCTCCTGCAATTTCAGCCCAAGGAAATAACGGTGGAACTTCTAACACAGGAGCAGGTTATAATAGAGCTGGTGGTGGCGGTGGAGCTGGCGCTGTGGGTGGAAATGCCGGTCCTGCTGGAGGAGTAGGTGGAGCAGGTTTAGCAAATTCAATTACAGGTTCTCCAGTAACAACTGCTGGAGGTGGTGGAGGATCAACAAATAATAATGGATGTGCAGGAGCAGGTGGCTCAGGTGGTGGAGGAGCAGGAAATAAATGTGGTGCTGGAACAGCAGGAACAGTCAATACCGGAGCTGGCGGTGGTGGCGGTGGACCAGCTGGAGCAGGTGGATCAGGCACAGTTATACTTAGAATACCTGCAGGAAATGCACCAGGATCTTTAGCAGCAGCGCCAGGAACTAATACAATAACAACTTTACCAGCACCAGCAGGTGGATGTAAAATAGCAACATTTACTGTATCTGGAACATTGACAGTATAGAAAAATTAAATTATAAATATAACTTTTAAGGAGTAATAATATGGCACATTTCGCAGAATTAAAAACAAAACCAGATCCAACAGGTTTTACATCAGATACTCATCAAGTAGTTGAAAGAGTTGTTGTTGTAGGAAACGATTGCGTTCCTTCAGATATGCATGTTGATGGAGAAACATGGTGTATTAATTTTTTCAAAGGTGGAATTTGGAAACAAACTTCTTACAACCATAATTTTAGAAAAAAATATGCAGGTATTGGAGATATTTACGATCCTGTAAAAGATAAATTTTTATCACCACAACCTCATGCTTCATGGTCACTTGATGCAAGTGATGATTGGCAAGCACCAATAACTTATCCATCAATTATAGATGATGGTGCAGATCCAGTTGTGTGGAGATATTTTATTGCTTGGAACGAAACAAAATATAACGCTGACAACACTACAGGTTGGGAAGCAACTAAATCTAACGACGAAGCAGAAACACCCACAGTTTACAACTGGAATGGTACATCTTGGGTGTCCGAATAGGAGACTTAAGATATGGCGAGCCCAGCAAACAGCTCACAAAATGGCGGAATATTTGGAGTAAATAATAAGACTTCTTTCGGGAAGGATACAATTACTGCCCATAATTCAAGCACACCTAGCGCAGTTACTACACAACCAGGAACTAGAATTATTAAAACTTTAGTTCTTGCTGGTGGTGGAGGTGGTGGAAGAGATAGAGCTGGTGGTGGTGGAGCTGGTGGTTTAAGAAATATAGAATTAAATGTATGTGGAAACACTGCTTTAGGAGCAGTTGTAGTTGGTGGTGGAGGCGCAGCTGGTGGATGTTCTCCAAATCTTCCTGGAACTAACGGAGTTAATTCATCTATAGTAGTTTGTGGTACAACTTATACATCATGTGGTGGCGGTGGTGGTGGAAAAGGACAAGCTGTAGGAGTTGCTGGTGGATCAGGTGGTGGCGGTGGTGGTGGACCTCCATGCGCACCTGGATCAGCTGGTGGAGCAGGAGTTTGCGGACAAGGATTTGCTGGAGGAACAGGATCTGCCGGAAGTCCACCTACACCTACTGACACAAGAGGATCAGGTGGCGGTGGTGGAGCTAGCGCTGTAGGTGGTAATGCTGTTACAGGAAATACCCCAGGACCCGGAAGAGGTGGAACTGGAGGTGCAGGTTTAGATGTAAGTCCTGATTATGGAACAGGCAGTGGTGTCTGTGGAGTTTTCGGTGGCGGTGGTGGCGGTGGAGCAAGATTTCCTCAACCAGGATCTTTAGGAGGCACAGGTGGTGGAGGTCGTGGCGGTACACCAGGAGTTTGTGCAGTAGCAGGGACAACTAATACCGGAGGTGGTGGCGGTGGTGGCGATAACTGCGGTGATGCTGGTGGTGCAGGCGGATCAGGAATAGTCATAGTAAAAGAATTAAATAAAGCAAGTGGTGTTTGGTCAATGCAAAGTCAATTTCAAGCTGTTAAATGTGGAGTATGGCCAACATTTATTCCTACAGTAGCTATAGATTATTTAGTAGTTGCTGGCGGTGGTAGTGGTGGTAGAGATGCTCAAAGTGGTAAATCAAGATTTGGAGGTGGTGGAGCTGGTGGTTTATTATATTCTTATTGTAGACCAGGAACTCCTGGCGCAGATTTACAACTAGACACTGCCCATACTATAACTATTGGAGCTGGTGGAGCTGGAATTGCTCCTAATAATCAAGCATCTGGTAATTGTGGAGTTAATTCAAGTATAGGAACAATTAGAGTAGCTACCGGTGGTGGCGGTGGTGGCGGTGGTCCTTCTAAATCTGGTGGATCTGGTGGTGGTGGAAATAGTGGTACCGCTGGTGGTTCAGGAAATACTCCTGCCGTGTCTGCTGGAGATGGTGGACCACAAGGTAATGACGGTGGTACTGGTTATACGGGAGGTCCAGATGGTAATGCTGGTGGTGGAGGTGGCCGAGGTGGAGTAGGAACTGCAGGACCAGGACCAGCCCCAGCTGGTTGTAGTACACAAGCAGGAGGCCCAGGTTTAGCAGTAAGTATAAGTGGTAGTCCAGTAACATATGCGGCTGGTGGTCAAGGTGGTGATTCAAATGGAGCTAATGGAACAACCAATACAGGAAATGGTGGAAATGCAATTGGAAAAGGTGGATGTGGATCAGGTGCTTCAGGAAATGGTGGACCAGGTATTATTTTTGTAAGAACTCCAAGTGCTTATACATTAACAGTGACGCCAGGAACTAACACAAGTGCAACAGTTCCAGGACCATCAACAGATAAATTAGCTACTTTTACCGTTTCAGGTACATTGACAATTTCAGAGTAGATGCTATATTAAGTTCATAAAGACATATGAACATAACAAATTATTATTGGTATTTCCAATCAGTTATTCCACATAGAATATGTGATGATATTGCAAAATATGGAAAATCTATACAAGATGAAATGGCTGTTACAGGTGGTTATGGTGATAAAAAATTAAATAAAAAAGAAGTACAAGATTTAAAAAAGAAAAGAGATTCTAATATTGTTTGGATGAACGATAGATGGATATATAAAGAAATACAGCCATACATACATAATGCAAACGCAAATGCAGGTTGGAATTATCAATGGGACTTTTCTGAGTCTTGTCAATTTACAAAATATAAAAAAGGCCAATACTATGATTGGCATTGTGATAGTTGGGATAAACCTTATCAACGGCAACAAGGTGATCCATCGCATGGTAAAATTAGAAAACTATCTGTAACAGTTACATTATCAGATCCAAAAGAATACAAAGGTGGGGAGCTAGAATTTGATTTTAGAAACCTAGACCCTGATAAAAAACCTAACATACATAAATGTAAAGAAATACTACCTAAAGGGTCCTTAGTTGTATTTCCTTCGTTTGTTTGGCATAGGGTATGTCCCGTTAAAAGTGGAGAAAGAAAAAGTTTAGTAATATGGAATTTAGGATGGCCATTCAAATAATAGATAATTTGTTACCAAATTTATTTTTTAAAAAATTAAGTAATATATTTAATGATAAATTTAATTGGTTTTGGACTGAACATACAGGAGAAGACGATAATAATTTTATGTTTACTCATATGTTATGGGATTTTGAAATAGGAAGAAGTTCTCCACATTTTGATACTTTTGAACCTATTTTATATTTTTTAGATAAACATATAAAAGTAACTAAATTAAGAAGAATGAAATTAAATTTATATACTAATCAGGGGAAAAGAATTGACCATGCAGAACACTATGATATAAAGGATGAGAAAGGTATAGTTATGGATACTGTTGATATAACCGTTTTAAATTTTACTACATGTAATGGTGGTACAATAGTTGATAATAAAGAATATAAATCTAAACAAAACCAAGGTTTAAATTTTAAAAATAGTTTAAAACATAATGGTTATGTTCAAACAGATACTAAAAGAAGAATTGTTCTTAACATAGCAACAAGTTAATTATATGAAAAAGAAAAAAATTAAAGCTGGAAAACAAAAAATAAAAAAAGAAGTTGTAGGTTATCCTCAACAATTACAATTAGAAGAATATTTTAAATGTCCTATATGGTTTGCAGATGAACCAAAATTTGTAGATCATTTAAATAAAGCATCAGATAAATATATTGAAGCATCAAAAAAAGAACTGAAACCAGCTATTGATAAACGCAATAAAAAATTTGGTGACAAAGGAGACATGGGTCATGTATTTCATTCAACAACATTAATTGGTGATCCTAATTTTACCGAATTACAAAACTACATAGGTGCAACAGCACATAACTTATTAGGTGAGATGGGTTTTGATTTATCTCAATATCAAGTATTTACTACAGAGATGTGGGTACAAGAGTTTGCTAAAAAAGGTGGTGGACATCATACTTTACACACTCATTGGAATGGTCACATATCAGGTTTCTATTTTTTAAAAGCAGATGAGTCTACATCTTTACCATTATTTGAAGATCCAAGACCAGGTAATCTTATGAATCTATTACCTGAATTAGATAAATCTAAAGTAACTTATGCAAGCTCACAAATTAATTATAAAGTTAAACCAGGTAGAATGATATTTTTTCCATCATACTTACCTCATCAGTACATTGTAGATATGGGTTATAGTCCATTTAGATTTATACATTGGAACTGCCAAGCAATACCTAAAGGAGTATTAAATGTCGTTTAAAAAAAATAAATATACTGTTTTAAAAAATGCTATCTCACCTGAGTTATCAGAGTTTGTTTATAAATATTTTTTAAACAAAAGGAATGTTGCAAGATTTTTATTTGATTCAAAATACATTTCACCTTTTACAGAATATTTTGGTGTATGGAATGATGCACAAGTGCCAAATACTTATTCACATTATAGTGACATTGCAATGGAAACATTATTACAAGAAGTAAAACCAGTAATGGAAAAACACACTGGCCTTAAATTAAGCCCTACTTATTCTTATGCAAGAATATATAAAAAAGGAGATGTTTTAGCTAGACATAAAGATAGATATTCTTGTGAGATATCTACAACATTAAATTTAGGTGGTGATCCATGGCCAATATATTTAGACCCAACAGGGAAAAAAGGTCAAGCTGGTGTTAAAGTAGATCTTAAACCAGGCGACATGTTAATCTACTCTGGTTGTGATCTTGAACATTGGCGAGAAGAATTTATTGGTAAAGATTGTGGACAAGTATTTTTACATTATAATAAAGCTAATTCTAAAACTGCTAAAGAAAATTATTTAGATAAAAGATCTTTGCCAGGTTTACCTGCTTGGTTTAAAGGTGTTAAATTGTCTAAAAAGTGAAAACGTATAAAAACGTTTTAAATAAAAAACAAAAAGATTTTTTAAATAATATTTTTAAAAATCAAGAACATCCTTTTTATTTATTTAACCGACCAGATAATACATCTTATTTTATTCATAACGCAATACGACGACAAAACCCAGACTTAGATAACAGTACTTTAGCACCAGTTTTACGATTATTGTTATCTCAAATAGCACCTAAACTTAATATAAAATATACTAAAATATTTAGATGTGCCATTAATGTAAGTTTTTATAATGGTGGTTTAAATAGATGTGAAACACACGACGATCATTTTTTTAATTATAGACAGGTTTTAATATATTTAAATAACGCAGATGGAGATACTGTTTTGTTAAATAAAAAAGGAACTAAAGAATTGAAACGAATTAGTCCAGAAGCGTATAAAATTTTAATTACAGATAAAAGATTACATTATCATTTTTTTCCTACAAAAGGGATTAGAAAAGTCTTGATCTATACTATCGATTGACAAAACTTTACAAATAGTCTATACATTAGGCTTGCAGGGGGATGATCCACCACTGATTCCCTCTGCTTTAAATCTATTGAATTCCCTCTTTATCTGTTATATTACCTACTAAACAGGTTTGAATATATGTTACAAAAATTAGGCTTTTTACCAGGATTTAATAAACAAGTTACAGAAACCGGAGCCGAAGGGCAATGGTTTGATGGTGACAATGTTCGTTTTAGATATGGTACACCTGAAAAAATAGGCGGTTGGCAACAGTTAGGTGCAGATAAACTTACTGGGGCAGCTAGAGCTCTACATCATTGGGATGATAATGCTGGTATTAAATACGCAGCTATAGGAACTAACAGAATTCTTTATGTTTATTCAGGCGGAACCTATTATGACATACACCCTATAAGAACTACAATTACAGGAGCTAATTTTACAAGTACATCATCTTCAACAACCGTTACCGTAACTGTTGGAACTTCGCACGGATTAACAGAAAACGATATTGTATTGTTTGATTCAGTAAGCGGAATTACTGGATCTTCTACTTATACCGATGCTACATTTGAAGATCAAAAATTTATGGTTACTACGGTCCCTACTAATACAACTTTTACTATAACAATGGCCGTGCAAGAATCTGGAACTCCTTTAAGTGGATCGGGATCAGCTTCTGTACTTTGTTATTATACAGTGGGACCAGCTCAACAAGCTGGTGGTTTCGGTTGGGGTACAGGGTTATGGTCTGGAACTGTTAATGGACCTGTAACTAATACTTTAAGCGCAAATATTAATGACGCTGTAACAGTCATACCTTTAACCTCAACTAATGGTTTTCCTTCAACAGGAACAATTAGAATAGGAACGGAAGACATTTCTTATACTTCGATTAATGGAAATAACCTAGAAGGAGCTACAAGAGAAGTAGACGGAACTACTAAAGCTGCACACAACAGTGGAGATACTGTTACTAATATAACTGATTATGTTGGATGGGGGGAAGCTTCTTCTGATGACTTTACTATTGATCCAGGTCTATGGGTTTTAGATAATTATGGTACAAAATTAATTGCACTTATTTATAACGCACAATGTTTTGAATGGGATGCAGCTGCAACTAATGCAACATCAACTAGAGCAACATTAATTGCTAATGCACCTACAGCATCACGTCACGTATTAGTATCTACACCGGATAGACACTTAGTATTTTTTGGTACAGAAACAACTATTGGAACTTCTTCAACACAAGACGATATGTTTATAAGATTTTCTTCTCAGGAAAGTATAGATCAAACAGACTCTTATACAGTTAAGGCTAATAATACTGCAGGCACACAAAGACTAGCAGCAGGTTCAAAGATTATGGGAGCCATTAAAGGTAGGGATGCAATCTATGTTTGGACCGATACTTCTTTATTTTTAATGCAGTTTGTTGGCCAGCCCTTTACATTTTCATTCTCACAAGTTGGTACTAACTGTGGACTTCTTGGTAAGAATGCTTGTGTCGAAGTTGATGGCACAGCTTATTGGATGTCAGAAAATGGTTTCTTTACATACGATGGTCAATTAAAATCAATGCCGTGCTTAGTTGAAGATTTTGTTTACGATAGTTTAAACAGCACACCAAGAGATTTAATTTTTGCAGGTGTTAATAACTTGTTTGGAGAAGTAACTTGGTTCTACCCTAATGGTGGTTCAGAGGTGCTTAATAGATGTGTTACTTACAATTATTTAGACTCATCAAAACAACGTCCGATATGGACTACGGGAAGTTTAGCCAGAACAACGTGGGCTGATTCAGCTGTATTTGCAAAACCTCACGCTACATATTATAATATTTCTGATGATGCATCTACTGATTGCACAGGTAACACAGACGGTAGTTCAATATACTATGAACAGGAA